AGCTTCGCGAGAAGAAGAGCCAGCACCAAACAACATAGCTTGTTCGATATCCATCTTATGTTCCATTAATTTATCTTGCCAAATACGTTGATATTCATTTGAAATACCTCTGTACTCAGTTGCCATAGCAGTGCCTGAAAATAAATTCATACCAGTTTTGAATATTTGACAATATCCTTCTCTGTCGAATATTTTATCTTCCCAACCTGCTGGCGCTGTACCACCCTCTGGATGAGATGAGCCAATTACTTGACCTACCGCACCTGGAGAAATAGTCTCAGTACTACCAGTTGGGTTTAAACACGTTAAATGGTCGTTTTGAGCAGATGATGAGATAAGACCTGCATCTGTCGGCTCTAATAAAACTAAACAATTAACTACTGCACCACTATCACATTTAAATGCAATAATACTATCTTTAACTACAAAATTTGCAACTTGTTCTGATGCTGCTATTTTGCCATAAATATCATAATTACATTTTAATGTAGTATCAGTACCTGAACTAGTAGTAACTGTACCATTTGATGCATGAACTGTTAATGATATTCCTGCTGCAGTTCCTAATACTAAGTTCCTTCTTTGCCACTGATGTCTTTGTTCTAAAAATTTGAACACAGGGTCATTAGTAGCTTTTTTTGCCACTTTCGATAAATATACGAAAAATGGGCTTTGCATTGGCGCTAATTCAGCAACTCTGTCTCCAAAGTTAAAGACTCTACGTGTATCGTCTAGAGATACATTAGAGCCCGATGATGTATTAGGGCCATTAGCATTACTGTAAAAAGACATAATACTAACCTCATTTTCTTTAACCCTCTATCAACTGCCGAAGCCTTCAAGTAGGGTATGTTATTTATTTAAACGGATTCTTTGCGTTAAAATCCGATACCATTTTATCCATAATCTGGTCTTCTGTGGAACCTTGTGCTTGTGTCCCTGTGCTTGGCATTGTTCCCATAGGAGAAGGTATTTGCTGAGCTCTCTTCGTTTGTTGAAACGTAGGAGAAGGGGCATTTTGAACAGGAGCGTTTTGAACTGGCGCAGCCTGCCCGTTTTGCATCCTCCACAATTGTACCAAATTATCCATAGTTAATGAATCAGCAGATGACATATCTTTTATAAAGCTTTGAGCTTCGCTTTCATTAAGTCCATATTTTTGTTGAACTGTTTGAGAGACTTGTTGTACTTGTTGCATTTGTTGAGCATAAGCTTGTTGTCTTTGTGCTTCTGCAACACGTATTTCCTGTTCTTTCCTTAACTGTTCTTGAACTAAAGCGATATCATATTGATGTCTCAATTCTTTATATTCTTCCATATCATCGCGCCATTCTTCTACCTCGTCTAGATAACGAGCACTTTCACTAGAGCCATCAGCGTACGCTTCTTCTCTAGAAAAGTTTCTTGGTTTCTTAGGTTTTTCTGGTGCATCAGGAAATTGTTCTTGCGCAGGTTGCGCTTGAGCTTGTTGCTGTTGCATCATTTGTTGTTGTTGCATAGCAAGTTGCTGTTGCTGCATCTGAGCATTTTTTACCTGATTCATTTCATTCTCTAGCTTAGCTGCTTTAGATTGCCAATACTCAAAACGAGTATTATCATTCTTTGCATCTACTGGCTGAGAAGGAGCACTAGGCTCTTCGGGTATCCCAAAAGCGGGAGCCGTATCGTCAACACCACCTAAGATGATATCATCAACGGACAATTCGCCTGAGGAGTCCTGAGCTATATTTTCATTTGGAGCACTAAAAGCATTAGTGGTGTCCTGTTCATTAGCATTGTTCGGAGTATCCTGTACATTTGCGTTTTCCATTACTATTCCTTATTCTTAGCTGCTTCTGTTCTACCACCAGAAGGTGAGCCATCTTTAATTGAACGACGTATGTCGTCTTTTACGGTAGATAAGCTGTCATCAAGTCGTTTTTCAAATATGGTGCCAGCAGCTTGAGCTTTATTGCTAACTTTATCCATATCTGATTTAAACTTCTCAACTTCAACTCTCTTGCGAAGATTAACGGCTTCTCTATCACGAGTTTGAATATCTCCACGTAATGTTTTAATTTGCTCTTGAGCTCCTTGAAGTTGTTGCTGTAATTGCTGAATAATATCAGTTCTTTGCATAACACCTTCAATATCGAATACTTCTGTTTTCTTAAGAACTTCTTCTCTATCGATAAGTCCTTTTTGATAAGCATCCATATAAAACTCAAGTTCAGCAAATCTATTAGTAGGTAAGGTTGAACCTGCTACTACCACTACGTCATATTTACCTGTCGTAATATTATTGATTACCTTTACTTCTCCAGTTTTATCATCATATAACTGTTTATTAATTGCATATTCAGATTTAGCATTATTAGGCTGTATGATTCTAAATATCTTTTGTACGTTATATAATTGCTGCATTAAAGGTATAGCCACTTGACCAACTCTGGTAAGACTAGCTTCAATGTCAGCTAATTTTGATTTAATTTTTCTTTGTCCAAATTCATCTAATGATATGGTAGCTTTATAAGTTTGAGGAGCAACTGATGAATTACCCATCATCATTTCATATAAACCTAACTGATGGTCTATATCATTTTTAGCATCCATCTCATTTTTATATAATTCATTAGGAAGAGGCATAGGTTGAACAGGCATAGGAGCCCCAGCATCCATATCGACAGGAATAGCAACTCCAGGCTGCGACCATTTCTCTTCAAATTCTTTCATATCAACACTTCCTTCAGGTATTAATATCTTTGTATTAGTACTTGTTGTAGCATGAGCCACTATTAAAGAACGTGTTTTATTGATATATTCTTGCATATTTTTAACCATTCTTACATCAGATACAGGGAATGGTGTTCTTGTATGTATATTGCAAAATGGAACAATTGGATACTGTTCTGTAGGCAATATACGACTATATAATTTTTGGTCTCCAATAACAACACATTGATGAACTCTCTTTACTTGTACTCTGGCAACTTCAATAAGCTTCATTAAAATCAATTGTTGATAATCTATTTCTTTAATATCTGGCTCAGGTGGAGGAGGTAAGTCATCAGAGTCAATACCATGAGCTATTTCTTCCCGAACCATTTGTTCATATTGCATAGCTATCTGTTGCTGTATCTGCATAATAAGCTGTTGAGCTTGTTCTGGGTCTGTTATTGGCTGTCCATTAATAATCCATGCAGGTCGCTTAATGTATTCATTAAACTCTTCTTCCTCCATTAAATCTTCATAGCCACTAAAAGATTCAAAGATTCGAAATCTATCAACTATTTCTTTAGAATACCATTCATAACCACGTACATATTCGTCATTTTCACCAAAAGTACCCCACTCAGTTTTAGTTTCAGTATCTTCTGGGAATATAGTCTCTCCGCTATCTGCACGCTCTGTAATAGGTCTATCGCTAAATCTATCAGATTCAGCATTGTCAATAGCTTTTTCATACATTGGATATAGTTTTTTGGCCTGGTCACGTGTAAAAAACCGAGATATTATAATATTCTCAGCGTCATCAAAAAATCGGTCCCTAGAGTTAGGGTCCACATAAACATCTAATGGGTCTACACTGTGTATGCAAACCTCTCCTTTACCCATATCCATCATAGGGTCTTGATAACAATGGATATAGCCCAAGCCAGTTACATAGTAGTCATCGACTACTTCTCTAATAACTGAACGTCCATCAGATATATCATACATATATGATAATAAATGACTTAATACTTGTGCAACTTTATTATCTGAGTCTTCTCTTGCAGCAACTCTAAAAGCAGGTCTATTAGCAGTTATCATAGCTTTTGCAGCTTCTACCGCAGGATGTATCCTATTTACAACAATAGGGGCTTGACCCCTAGATTCTAAAACACGCTTTTGTTCATTGGTCCATTGCTTGCCTAATCTAAACTCTCTATCTTCTTGAGCGTGCTCTGCCCACTTCTCTCTATTCTTAGAATACGTACGAAATAGGTCATGTACTCTTTGTACAGCTTCTTCGTCAGTCAATTGCCCATAATGTGTTTTTTTATTTTCTGCCATATCGCGTAAGTTAACTCCTACATTAGCTTCCAGTCAAGCATTTTTTTAATTAAACTGCTTTTTCCGTCATCTTCGACGTATTTTTTTACCCTACAAGCCCTATGACCATCTAATGCAGTCCATACTGCATCCATAATATCATCATGCTTTCCTTTAGGGTATGATAAGAACTCTTGCTGAGCACTTAAATCCTCAGGCCTAAAGTAAAAATCACCTTTTGCAAATATAGGAACTAGTGAGAGTAAGCGTTCTGATTTCGCATTTCTAGGTTTAACGCCTCTTTCTAGTCCTGGAATATATAAATTCTCTTCTTGCATTAACTGTTTAGTAGCAGTTCTTAAAGCTTCTTGATACCCAACAGTCTCTATTTTCATTCTTCTAGGCCTAAATTTCTTAAATACACGTATAATTTCACCAGGCTGTTCTGCAGGTGAGATACGCTTTTGTACACAATCGATAAGATACTTTCTATTATCCCCATCAACAGCAATGGTAGCGATGACAAAAAAGTCAGCGCGCCTTGATAAAGAACTAGCAGGGTCAACCCCACAATACACATCAACTGGTACAACTTTTTCCTTATCATCTTCTATGCTCCTTACTAAACATCCTTGCCCTCCTCTTCTTTCGAACTGATAATGATGCATCTTTATCCATTCAGGTTTAAATGGTGCATCATCAGGAGATTGAGCTATATTCATGTACTCCTGATAAAACCCGTTCAAATTACCTACAGATGCAAATTCATCTTTAATCCCTAATATACGCTCTTTAGGAAACCTTTCTGGCCATATAGACTTTTGATTCTCATCCCATATAGCATACCATAAAGTTTTCCATGCAGTACTATCTTTAGCCCAATATAAGAAGCAATCCTCTGATATAACCGTTCCAATCATACATATCTTACCATCGTCTGATAATGAAGGTATAACAGCCTCTGTCATCCACTTTCTATTCTTTGCACGTGCTTCTGGAGTATACGCATTAAGCTCTGACTCGAAGTCATCAACGATAATTAAATTAGGTCTGGTATCTCCTTCAATAAAACCACGGACTCTTTGTCCTGTACCTACAGCTATTATCCTAGTACCATTAGCAAGCAATACATCTGTATTGGTCCACCTGCTTGCAGTAGTAGGACCTAAATCACCAAATATGGCTCTAAACTTCTCTGAATGTATTAAGTGATATTTAATACGTGATAAGAAGTTAATAGACTGAGCTTGTGACTCAGATACTATAACTATAAACAAATCTTCTTTAGATGACTTAAATGCTGTTCTCCATAATGGATAAATAAGAGTGGTAACAGTACTCTTCGCCGTTCCCCTAGGAGCAGCTATTAGCACTCTTTTTGTGTCGTCATCCTTTAAAGAAGAATACACCTCGTGATGGAACGGGGGTGTTTGTTTGCGGAGGGCTGTCGGGAAGCAGTATCTTCCAAATAGTGCCATATTCTTCCGCATCTTCTTTAGTGCTTCTAGTTGAGCATACTTTTCTTCAAAATCCATTTAAGGTTTTATTCCTGCTTGCTTTAAGAACTTTAATAATCCTGTTTCTCCAAAAAACTGCTTAGATGTTGGCTCAATAAGCCTTAAGAATCTTTTAGCCCCTTTTGGGTCTTCATATCCCCATTCTCCATAAGCTTCCATTTTCATGTCAAAATACCTATCAAAATCAGTTATTTTAGCATCTTTTATATCTTTCTT